CGGTACGAGAACGCCATCGTGGTGACCACGGCACCCACGAAAAAGCAGGTCGAGGTCCTGATGTGGGGTGAAATCCACAAGGCCCTCGTCAAGAGCAAGTATCCCTTCCCATCTGCCAACCTCACCAAACTAGAGTTTGATAAGACCAAGTACCCGATGCGGTACGCGCTCGGCTTCACGACGACCGTCCAGCAGCAGGACGAGGGCGTCAAGTTCCAGGGCTTCCATGCCGACCATGTGCTCATCATCATCGACGAAGCCCCCGGCGTTGACCCGAAGATCATCGAAGCGATTGAGGGTATTCGGGCCGGCGGCGATGTGCGCATTCTGAAGCTGGGCAACCCGACCATCTCCTCTGGTGCCTTCTACGATGAGTTCCACAGCAAGCGCGCCAGCGTCCAGCCATTCACCATCAGCGCATTCGACACGCCCAACTTCAAAGGCATCAAGCTTTCGTATGAGGCTCAGGACTCAGAAGGCGCTCCAATCACGGTAACGCTGGGCGATCCGAACGGCCGCGATCTGATGGACCTGACCGAAGAGGAACTTGACCAGAATGTAATGCCATGGCTCACCACCAGGCGGTGGGTAAAGGAACGGTTTGAGGAGTGGGGTCCGGGAGACTTCCGCTGGGATTCGCGCGTGATGGGAGACTTCCCCTCTCAGAGTCCTGATGCCCTGCTGTCTCTGGCGTGGCTGGAGCGCGCGCAACGGGACACGCGGACGTATGAGGGCAAGGTGGACATCGGCATCGACGTGGCGGGTCCTGGCGAGGATGAGACGGTCATGGTGGCACGGTGCGGGTTCCAGATTCTTGAGATCATCGGCTGGGGCAATCCAGATCCCCGCGGCGAACTGGTGAGCGCACTCCGGAAGTATGGAGACAGAATCGGGACCCTCAACGTCGACTCGGCCGGCATCGGATACTACCTCCACAAACACCTGCAAGACCTTGGCTTCCCATCGAATGCGGTCAACGTGGGCGAGTCGCCTGCGGATAAAGAGCAGTTCGTGAACCTGAAGGCTGAACTCTACTGGGGCCTGCGGATGCGCGCCAAGAGCGGAGACTTAGCAGGACTCATGGACGAGACGACCATTTCCCAGCTTGCCAGCATCCGGTGGAAGCCGAACAGCCGTGGGCAGACGGAGATTGAGTCAAAGGAAGCGATGCGGAAGCGGGGAGTCAAGAGTCCTGACCGGGCCGAGGCAATCATGCTGGCGTTTGCCAAAGTGTCCAAGAACGGGGCTGGGCTGCTCGAGTATTACCAGGGTGCGCTGGCGGTGCAAACTGGTGGAGATCAGGACTCGAATCCCAAGACTCCCGGCTTTAGACCTGCACCTACCGTGACCACGCCCGTCAAAGCGCCAGCCCTGACCGCCTACAACCGCGCTATGGCTGCCCTTGCACCCCAAGACCTCTGTGACCATTGCGGCAAACCGCTTGGCGATACCGTAGTGGAAGAGGGCATACGCAGGATGCACCCCGACTGTGCAAGGCCATCGTGGGCGTCCTGATTCCACTTGCTACTATCGGTAGTTTCCGCTACCATCGGGAGCATGAGCCAAGCAACCGTCAAAGCGTGGAAGTGCGACCGCGAGTCCTGTGGGCATGTGTGGTACACCGGGAGCAATGATCCTCCCAAGTCGTGCTCAAAATGTAAGAGCAAGAACTGGAACACAGAAACCATTGCCCCGCTTATCAAGTCGGGAGCGGTGAAGACGGCGAATCATGTGTTTCCGCCTGCATCTCTCTACGCTCGTCCAGCCCACGCACCGGGCTGCAAGTGCCTGATGTGCCAAGGAAAGTGAGGAGCGATGATTATTGATCCGCGCGAAGAGGCTGAAGCTATTCAGAAAGAGATTGAAAGCAACGGGAAGGTAAAACTCCTCTTTCCCGTCAAGCTCCCGATCAAACGAGATTATAATCTTGTCCAGCTTGAACTATGCTGGAAGTGGCACATTCCCTACGCAATTAGTTGTCCGTCTGGGCTAATAGTTGTTTTGGAGTGGCCAAAAGGTATTCCGGCAGAAATAAAAGATCAGTTCACCGAAGAAGGGAATGTCTAAATGATGGACATGCGAGTTGTCTACGGAGATGGAACGACCGGGCATATAGATCATATGCGATTCCACAAGAAAGATGGTGGACTTATCGTCGAAGACTTTAGGACTCACATCCTCAACTGCGCCAAATGTAGAGAAGTGATAGGTTCTCGACAACTTAAAGAAGATACCGCCGTGACCACGACAAACATGACGGAGCTTCTTGTAGATTCAGAATACGCAGAAGTAATTGGATTTATTCACAACGATCAAATCAGGAGATCATTCGCTCTCGGCATCGAAGAAGGGGAGAAAAAGAAGTCTTCATCCTGAGGTTGATACACTAGACCACGGGAGCACACACCATGGCCTTGTGGGACGAACCGACAGAGATCAACGACGATACAGTGTTTGGTAAACGGCTGAACGACAAGGCATTGCAGAAGATGCCGGACGCTACGGGCGGTTCGATGACGCTCATGAATCCGCGGTATGGACTCTTGAGCGCAAGGAATCGCGGCGGCGTTCGGCCTACTCTGCCAAATCGGGACCCTGAAAACGACCGTCCTGGCCCTGATGACCGTCGTCTCCCCTCCGACTTCATTGCCGACGTAGACGAAGAGCGCAACCGCTTCAGCCCTTATCAACCCGTAGCGCCCTTTGGCCCCCCGTCGATTGTGGACGCCCGCGAGTGGGACTACCCCACCGGCTACAATCTCGAGATCGTCAACCGGCACATCGTCTTGGGCGAGATGCTGCGTGGCATTGTGCGTGGCTCGGGCATCATCGCCAACGAGTTGAGCGCGCGCGTCGACGAGCTGGTAAGCCTGCCATGGAAGTTTATCCTGAAGAACCCCGCCAAAGGAGTGAAGTCGGAAGACGATCCGCGCATCAAAGAGTTGAACGCATTCTTCAAAATGCCAGACAGGAAGATACCCTACCCACAGTGGATGGAGATGATCTTCCGTGAGCGCTACACCATTGACGCCGCCACCGTCTACATCTGGAAGAATCGGGCCGGTACAAAGCCCTACGCGCTGGAAGTGATTGACGGCAACAGTATAGTGCCAAAGATTGATGACCGCGGACGCATCCCCGACTGGCCGTCCCTGGCATACGTCCAGATCGTCAAGGGTCTCCCGATGGACAACTTCACTGAGCGGGAAATTGTCTACATGCCCCGGCATCGGTGGGCGCAGAATCCAATCTGGGGATACTCCGAGGTTGAGCAGATCTTGATGGAGGCCACACAGCAGGTCCGCAAGACGATGTACATGCTTTCGTTCTGGACAGAGGGTAGTTGCCCTGATGTGATGGTTTGCTGTCCGCCGGAATGGACCGCTGAGCAAATTGCCCTTTGGCAGGGAACGTTCGACGCACTGATGAGCGGGAATCTCAAGCTCAAGTCCAAGATGCGGTTCATCCCTGGCGGTGGCAAGCCTTTCGAGATGAAGGGCTCGGCCGGCGACTTGCTCAAGTCCGAGTATGACGAGTGGATGGCTCGCATTGTTTGCCGCGCCTTCAGGACCGACCCGAAGCCCTACATCAAGGAGCCTGAGCCGCGGGCGAACTCCGAGCAGCTTCAGGAGCAGATGCGCGCTCAAGGACTCAACGGAGAGATGCTCTGGTGGTCCAGCCTGATGGAGCGCCTGATTTTTCTCGGATGGGGATGGGACGACATCGGCCATGCGTTCGACCAGAACGAGGAAGTAGCGGCGACTGACCAGGCCACTATCGACATCGCCAATACATCTCTCGGTGCCAGAACAATCAACGAACTACGGGACCGGGACGGCTTGGACGCGGTAGAAGGCGGCGACGTGCCGATGGTCAAGACGGGCACCGGATGGATGCCCTTGGCGGTCCTGGCGGCTCAGACCGCGTTGCCTACACCAGTCGCACCGGGGGGCACCGGCGGGGCATCAGGACCCGGAAAGAATGCCAGCAAGCCCACCCCCACGCAAAAGGAGGCCGGGACGGAAGCCGACCGCCCTTTAGCAAAGCGGGGAAGTCACTGGAGCAGATACTAGCGACCTACCTCAAGCGCAAGGGAAAAGAAGCGGCCGCAGGACTTACCGTCAAAAAACTGGCGAAGGCTGCGAAGAAAAAGCCAGAAGATCAGGACACGATAGACGTTCTGGTGGACTGGGGCGACCTGATCCCGGAGGTGACGCCCTACCTTGAGACTGATGCGGTAGCTGGTGCCGCAGAGTTCCTGACTGACCGCGGCATTGCAGAAGACAGCGACATGTGGACGAAAGTCCTTGAAGAAGCGCGGCAGATGGCTCGTGAGCGCGGCGCGGAGCTGGTGGGCAAGCGCATCACAGACAAGGGCGAGATCGTTGATAATCCCGATGCCCGTTACGCCATCACGGAGACGACACGCGAGAACCTGCGAGAGTTGATAAGCAAGTCGGTCGATGAAGGCTGGACGACGACGGAACTCCAGCATAATATCTTGCAGAGCGAAGACTTCAGCGCCGCGCGCGCCTTGACCATCAGTAGAACCGAAAGCATGTACGCCTACAACCACGGCAAGCATGAGGCCGCCAAGGGAACTGGGCAGAAGTTCAAGCAGAGTTTCCCTGGCGAGGGGTGCTGTGAAGAGTGCCAAGAAAATGCAGATGCGGGTCTCATCCCTATCGACGAGGATTTCCCGTCTGGAGATGACTGCCCCCCATTTCATCCTGCGTGTAGGGACGGTATCGGCTATTCTGAATCGAAGGACGAGGATGAATCAGAGGGTGAGGAATAGATGGCGGCAACGGGACGCATAAGAATTGACGAGGAGTCGGCCCTGAAGTCTATGCCGGTTACGGCTGAGGCTATCCTGCGCTCTGCCCAGGCTCTGAGGCCCATTCTTCCTGAAAGGTTCTATGGCCGGTTCATCCTGATCTTCGAGGATGGCCGGCCGATTCGTTGGGAAACTCTTCAGAGCGGGAAGCTATAACGCTACTTCGGCGGTTCTATTCCTCGTGGCTGAATAGGTGGGCATCGCTGAAAGTTGGCCCATACGTGTATTCCGTAGGCGATAGACCAACGTGAGCGGCGTTCTGCCCTGTCCTGTTTTCCTGTTCAGCAGCTTTGCAGGACTTTGAACAGAACCGTCCCCATCCGCGTTTCACATCAGAAGTACGCGCCATGAACTTCGCTCGGCATCGCTTGTTCGCGCAAGTGCGTTCGATCATTGAGGGCATCTCTCACCTCTCACGGCCGGAACCGCCGCCGCCTGGTCGCGTTCAGCCTTCTGTTGCGCTTCATATTCGCGGCGCCTGGTTGCTTCTGCTTCAGCGATACGTTCCTGCTCTAGCCGTGTCCGTTCAGCGGCAGCGCATGATTCAATCTCAGCAAGTCTCTGTTTTGTGCGCTCAGCTTCCGCGATTCGATCTCTTTCTGCCTTCTCTGCCGCTGCCACTCTCTCTGCTTCGGATTCGACGGTGCAGAGTGCGAAACAAACAAAGTCAAAGCGCACTGAGAGCCTGCTTTCCTTCTGCCTTGGCGAGTGCTGCGCGGGCGATTTTCCACGCTGCCGTCATAGTTGGATGCTCTACTGGATGCGGCATAGCAGAAGCGAGCATAACTTTCAGCGCCTCGTACATCTCCGGCGCGGCTGCAATAAGTTGCGCGTCTGCTTGTGCCCGTCTGCATTCTTCGATGTCGCTACGACTTGCTCCTGCGCAATAAGGAGTCGTATATTCTATTGCGCAAATCTCCTTGCCATCTCCATAAACGCGGACAGCGCCTCTAAGCCCCCAGTCTCCGGGCTCGTTCTCTGTGT